TAGAAATTTCTACGATGTAATTTGACTTGTGGGGGGTCAAGACTGTAATATTCCACAAATGAACAAAAAACCACCAGAGCTTCACATAATTGATGGAACAAAACCAAGAACAACAACGCCAGTGGATTTGCCACAGGCAATCAAAAAACGCATCCCGCAAGCGGAGTGGCTCAACAATTATGAGGAATGGAATAAGGAAACATTCATCTCGGAGACCGCTGAGTTCCTTCACTCCGTTTACGGTATCGGAAGCGAACAAGATAAACACACTCTTGCGATGCTGGCTAATGAAATTGATACCTACATTGAATGTTGCAAAGGGATTAAAAAGGGGGGAATTGTTATACGCTTTAACAATGGTGCTAATCTTGGTAGTAATCCGTTCCTTATTGAAAGGGGTAAAGCCCTCAAGAATTGCATCCAATTAATGAATGAATTAGGATTAACCCCTAGAGGCAGACTTAATTCGGGTAAACCCGAGGATAATTCCGCCGTAGCAAAGTTCCTTAGAGGACCAATGGCACAATGAAATTAAAAAGGTCTAAAAAGGAGCAACAGGCTCAAGATGAATATCTCCGCAAGGTGTTCAAAGAAATAAAGGAGCAACAGGAACTGGTTGCTGTAATACTTCCTAGAGGAACATGGGAAGAAATAGCCTATTCAATCAAATTAGCCTTAAAAGTCAAATGAAATGGGAAGATGGCGTTACCTACGCCCACTCCGTAATTAAGGGCGATATAAATGTTTGCAGGGATGTCCGCCTAGCCTGTCAGCGTTTTATAAACCAATTGGAAAACAAGGAATGGGAATGGGTATATGACAGCCGATTCCCTCAGCATGTGCTGGATTTTGCGGAGACTTTAAAACACACCAAAGGTCCTGATGCTGGAAAACCCATTATTCTTGAGCCATTCCAAATTCTCCTTATAAACGCCATATACGGCTTTAGAAGCAAAAAAGACCAAGAAAAACGCATGGTTTCCGATGTGATACTGTTTATTCCACGGAAGGCAGGAAAATCCACATTAACGGCTGTAATAGCACTTTATGAACTCCTATGCGGAGAGGCTGGCGCAGAGGTATTTACCCTAGCAACCAACCGAGAGCAGGCTACCATTGTGTTTGATGCCGCTAAAGGCTTCATAGAAAATATGCCATCCGCCCTCACCTCGTTGTTTATTGTTAATAAATATGAAATAAAAAAGGTAGGCGATACCCAATCCATGTTTAAAGCCTTATCTAGGGATACCAAAAAGACTGGAGACGGAAAGAATCCTTCTTGCGTAATTATTGATGAAGCCGCTCAAATTCTAGACAGAAACTCCATCGAGGTTCTTCATTCAGGTATGGTGGCACGGAAAAATCCTTTGCGAATCTATATTACAACTGCCAGCTTTACTAAAGAAACCAAGTTTTATGAAGATTACTCCTTATTTCAGTCCATGCTTTACGGAGAGGCTGAGGATAATCCTAAGTGGTTTGGCTTGCTATACGGACTTGATCCACAGGATGAATGGAAAGACCCTATAATTTGGGCTAAGGCTAATCCAATGCACGGTATAAGCGTGTTCTCCGAGGCGATAGCTCAAAGAGCCGAGGAGGCAAAGAATAAACCAGCCGCACTTAATGAGTTCCTATGTAAGACACTTAATATATTTGTAAGTGCTAACTCCGCTTGGATAGATCGCAAATACTGGGATGATAGTAAATTTATTGTAGCAGATGAAAGAACCCCCGAAGCCGTATTTATAGGATTTGACTTAGCCGCTACCCGAGATTTAAATGCGGTATGCACCTTAAAACGATATGGAGAGCTAGACTATGAAGCAGAATTTCAATTCTTCCTACCTGAAGCTGGTTTGGAGCTTATCCCCAAACACTACGCAGATATATTCCGCATGGCAGTTAATACTGGAATCCTAAAACTTACCGAAGGTAATGTAATGGATGATCGGGAGATCAGCGACTTCATTAAACACCAATGCGAAAAGTATGATGTAAAAGAGGTTGGATATGATGCTTATAATGCCGCTTCCCTTGTGGCTAGATTGCATGATGTTGGAATTCCTGTAAAAAAGGTTGGTCAAGGTATGGCTGTGCTTAATAATCCTTCCAAATATGTAGAGAAATTGATCCTAAATCACCAAATACGCCATAATGGTAACCCATTCCTCGGCTGGCAATTAGGTAACTGTGAAGTGTATGAGGATGTAAACGGCAATATTAAAATCAGGAAAAACGAAGCAGACAAGGCGGCAAAGGTTGATGGTATTATTGCTATGATTATTGCGGCGCATTGTAGCTTGGATAATCCTTATGTATCAAATAGTTTTGGTTTGAGGATTTTCTGATATAAAATGGCGGGAAAACGAGGAAAAAAATGGGAATCCTAGACATTTTCAGCAGGAAAAATAAGGTTGTCAAAGAGAACAATACGCTTTTTGGACAAACCCAATTAGGTAACCAAATTGTCCGTCAAGCTCAAGACGGCAAAGGTGGAGCTAATTTCCAACTCCTTTATGTAACCACAAGCTCAACGACCAACGCTGGTCGTATTGTGGATATGTCGGTGCTTACCCGAAACAGCACCATTATGTCTTGCGTAGGCGTTATTGCTAGAGCCCTTTCTCAATGTTCAATTTATATTGCATACAGAGAAGATATTGGCACTTTTGTAGATGCCCTTCAATCAGATAAAGCTGGTAGCCGTGATAAAGCCAAAGCAAAGCAAGTATTAACTCTCCTGCAAGAGCCTAACAACTTCCAGTCCCAGTATGAGTTTTGGTATCAATGGGTAATGTGGTATCTCCTATCGGGTGAAGTATTTACCTTGTTATATCGTAAAGACCAAAAAGACCCAAATCAAACCCCAATAGAGTTATATAACCTAGATTCGACTTTAATTACAACTCAGTTAAATCCTGCCCGTTATCCTACTTATCGCCTATCTACACCTTCTTATGGCTTTAATCGTGATGAGCCACTAGATGCGCACCAAGTAATTCATATTTCAGAAGCCGCTTGGCAGGGCTCCGCAGGTTTCAATAAAGGTATTTTGGCAACAGAATTAGTGGCTTTAGATCAGGATATTGACCTATATGCTAACTATGTAATGCAAAACGGAGCAAAACCTAGCGGTATGTTTGTTACCGATCAAGTTATTCCTGACGCCAAATACAAAGAAATTGCCGCACGGCTGAAAGAGGCTTGGTCTTCCATGACAGGTTCAAAGCCCACAGATTTGAGTAAGCCTGGGCAATCCATTATGTTAGATAACGGCATGAAATATGAGCCGTTGAAAATGCTAACTCTCCAAGATGCCGATTGCGCCCGCTTGAAAGAGCAAACTACCAAGCGTATATGTGCCTTATTTGGCGTGCCACCGCAAATGCTTGGCTTGGATGTAGGTAAATTTAATAATACTCAGACTTTATTGGATGAGTTTTATAAAACCACCATGTATCCAATGATTATTGCTATTGAGCAAAAGTTTAAAATGGGATTATTAAAAGGCTATCCAAACCTTTGTATTCGTTTTGATACTAAAGACTTCCTAAAAGGAGCCGCTTTAGATCAAATGAATTTTGTAAACGCTGGTGTGGCTGGTGGAATTATGACCCCAAATGAAGCCCGTGAATATATGAATATGCCTAAAATGGATGGAGCTGATGAGCTTTTATCTGTAAATGCTCAAGCTATTTCCTCTGATAATGTGCCAGTAGGACAAAAAACTGCTAAAGTTCAAGCATTACCCGGAAGTTCCCCACAGGATACGGGTGGCGGAGGCGGTAATCAGAAAAGTAAAATGAACATTGGGAAGAAATAATGGACACAATTAACAAAATAATTGGCGTTTTAGGTTATCAGTTAGTAAAAAATAATGTTAAACTGCCAACAAAGACAAAATCCCGTAATACAATAACTGACAATAATCAATCTATCAGAAATGGGATTATCAATGAATCAGAACCTGAATTTCCTGTGCGAAGCAAAGCTAAGCCTAAACCAATCCTCAAAAAACGGAGCACCAAGCGGGAAAATTGAAGCCCGTGTTACCTCTTGGGGTGCTAGAGAAGGCGCAGACGGGAGAAAATTCAATTATCAGCCCGAAGGATTTATGGAATGGGCAAATTCCTTTACCGAAGCTGGTAAACCTTTGCCAATGTTCCTAAACCATAACGATATGGGTATGCCTATTGGTCAATGGAATGAATTTACTTTTGACAAAACAGGTTTAGTTGCTAGTGGTGAATTATTTATGAATACCACCGCAGGCTCAGATATTTACGAAGTTTTAAAATCATCACCTAACTTGTTTGGTGGTGTATCAGTAGGCGCATACGCAGAAGAAGCCCGTTTTGTTAATGAAGCTGGCGATGAAGTGGATGATGACGATACAGATGAAGCCTATTTCCAAATTACTAAAGGTGGCTTGCGTGAAGTATCTGTTGTAATGTTCCCAAACAATCCAGCCGCCGAAATTCAGAAATTAGAGTGTTTTGATGCCGAAGGGCATTTGAATCCTCGCATAGTTGAGGAAGCCTTGCGTGAGGCAGGTCTTTCCAAGAAGGGTGCGACCACCGCATCTTCCGTCTTTAAAAAGATTCTTGAATTGCGTGATGCAAACAAGGAAATTGTTAAAGAAACCCCACAACCAAGTGAATTGGAAGCGGTGGTAAATGAAGCTGATACTATTCTCAAAGCGTTAGAGCATAGAGAATTGGTAAAAGCATTAACTAAACGCATCAAATAAGGAAAAATCATGATTGAACAGATCAACGAAAAACTTGATGCAATCGAAACACAAACGGTTGCTAAAGTAGAAGAAGTTAAGGCTGAGGCAGTTGCCGCAGTTGAAGCCGCTAAGACAGAAATGACTGAAAAGTTTGTTGCCTTAGAAGCAAAAGTATCCGCTATTCAAGCTCCTGAAATTGCTCGCAGTCCTGCTAAAACAATCAAGCAAGATGTAAACCGCAAGGTTAAAGAGCAGTTGGCAAAGATGGTTAAAAAAGGTTCAATGAACAAAGAATTTGAAATGTTTGCTGATGAATCTGAATATTCTGCCTATTTGAAGGAAGATGGTTCACAAATTGGTAATCCTGCTGGTTACGGCGGTGGTTACAATGTGGGTGGTCGTACCGCTTATGATCCTGTATTCCACAAGTTGCGTTTAATGAACCCATTGCGTGGTGTTAGCCGTAATGTAACCACAGATGGTTCTGTATACCAATTCCGTGCCAAAACAGGTAATGCTGGTGCTCAATGGGGTTATGCAATCCAAAACAACGGTGCACCAACAACTGAAAACACCAATATTTGGCAAGTTGTAATGCAAGATTTGAATGTCCAGTTCCCAATTCGTACCGCCGCTTTAGACGATATTGATGGTTTGGAGTCCAATGTAGTTGATGATATGTTGCTCGAATTTAGCCAGCAAGAAGGTTTGGCTATGATTCAGAACAACGATCAAGGCTCTACTTCCCTGCCATACGGCGGTTCTAATGGTATCCGTGGCTTGAACCAATACGGCGGAGCTAATGCTTCCTACACAGGTGGCACAATCTCTACTGCCGCTTTCGGTTCTTCAGGCACAGCATCAACAAACGGCTTGCATAGCATTGCTACCTACGACCAAATCACCACCAATGGTGATACCGCAGGTGCAAACAATGTAACCTTTGATGACATCATTAACTTCCTACATTTCTTGCCACAGGAATACTGGACACCAACAGCAAAAATCGTTGTGTCTCCTTTCTTCTTGGCACAGATTCGTGGCTTGAAGGATACAAACGGCACGCCAATTTTTGATCGTATGACACCATTGATTACCGAAGGTATCGTAGGTCAAATTGCTGGCTTTGATGTAGTAGTCAATAAGTATCTTGACCAACCATATCAAACAACTGGCAACACAGCTACCAGCTTGTATCCAATGTATTTTGGTGATTTCCCACGATTCCACACAATCGTTGATCGCTTGAATATGGTTCTCCGTCGCTATGACCAAACATTACCCGGCTTCATCACCTTTTTCGGTGAAAAGCGTTTGGCAACCAGCGTTGTTGATCCATTCTCAGCAATCCGTTACCGTTCTACTGCAACAGCAGGCGTTTAATAAGGCAGGGGGGAGCAATCCCCCCGCTTTTACTATTTAATTTGGAATAAAAATGGCTAATCTAATTCTTGAAGCAGTCCAAACCGCCCTTAAAGAGGGACAGGCAACAGTAAACTTAAAAGAGGCATCACAACTTACTGGATCGGGTTCAGGAGTTGGTGGTCGCACAATTTATGACGATGCTTTTGCAAGTTTGCGTCAAAACAACCCAATTCGTAATGCTGGTGCAAGAGTTATCACCACCATTGGCTCAGATGAAGCCTTTGTAGTTAAAACAGGTGATGTCACCAACATTCAAAACGGCTCTTATAACCCATGGGGATATCCAATTAACAGTAATAATTCTGTTAATGGTATTGCTACTTCCTATTGGCAGTTACCAGTCCGTGCAATTAATGCGGTAGTTCCAATTCGTACCGCTGTTATGGATGATATTAATAACATCAACGAAGCTATTGTTGGCGACATTATGTTGGAATTTGCACAACAAGAAGCCCTTTCCATGATGTTTAACAACGACCAAGCTGGTTCTACCACAGTTCAAACTGGTGCTACCTTAGGCTTGCGTGGTTTAAATTCTTATACAGGCTCGACTTCTGCCGCCGCTTTTGGTTCCAATGGTCCTGCGATGACCAATGGCTTGCATACTGTGCTAGAAGTTACCCAAACAAGTCCTTCCGCCATTTCTTATAACGATATTGGCAACCTAGCTTCTGCTTTACCTCCACAATACTGGACTGATCCTAGCACCGCTTGGATGATGCACCCTTCCACAATCAAACAAATCCGTGAATTGACTGGATCAGGTTCAGGCTTGCCAGTATTCCTAGAGGTTGGTGATATGGATGGCGGTGCGGTAACTCGCATTTTTGGATTCCCAGTTATTGCCAACCCTTACATGGATGTGGCTGGATCAGGAAAGCACCCAGTTTACCTTTGCGCATGGGATCGTTTTGTTACCATCGCTGACAATGAATTAATGAATATTTCCGTGTTTGAACAAACATTACCCGGATTTATGACATTATTCTGTGAAAAACGGGTTGTCTCCACCATTCGGGATGTGTTTGCAGGCGTTAGATTGGTAGGCTAATATGCCATTAGATAGTCTTACAAATGGTCCTTTTTTAGGGACTACTCGTAATCCTTATAGTTATGACAAGATTGAGCAGGTAAGCCGTGATATGCAAACGGCTTGGCTATCTCTTGATGAGATAACTCAGCAATTAAACTTGTTTGAGGATCAAAGCCAAGATTCATATCTGCAAGGACTTGAATTGGCGACCCGTATGGCGATTGAGGACTATCTTGGTATGTCCATATTCCCAACCACATACAAGGTCTATTACGGCACTTTTAACGGCATGACAGGCACACAAATGAGCCTTGATTTGCCCGAAGTGAGCCAAGATTTTCAAGGTCAAAAAGGTGTGGTAATTAATGAGGTGGCTTATTACTCAGGAGCCACTCCCCCTGTTTATACAGTTATTGCACCTGCAAATTATTATTATGATCCTACGGGTAACAAGGTAATCGTATCGGGTATCCCTGATTCCGCCAGTCAGATTATGACCAGCCCTATTGTTTGCACATATACCTGTAACGCTAATCCTATTGCTCAATATCCAGTAATTAAACAAGCTGGTCTCCTTTTATTAACCCACTTGTATAACAACCGCTCCAATTCGTTTAACGGCAAATTGGCTAATATTCCATACGGGGTGGATCAACTTTTACGCCCATACAAACCATTGGTGATGTAAATGGCTATTGCACGGTATGAGCAGGTTGATGTTAATAATGTAACCAATTCTGTTGATGATTTAGGTCAATACACCACCACTTTGTCCAAATGGTTTACCACACGGGCAAGGGTGCAGGATGTCCATAATGGGCTACAAATCAACAAGGACACCCGTGTATATACCGATTTAGTCAAATTAACCATGAATTACACGCCGTGGACAAGACAAATGGTTGATAATCAGCAGTTATATAGTATTACATACCGAGCTAAAGATTGGCGTATTACAGATTGCTTTGAAAGCAACGATAAAATGAATATTACATTCCTTTGCTATCGTAATGATCCTGTGGTGCCAGTATGAGTCAAAACAACATTGTCGATTATGCAAAGGCTATTCAATATCAGCTTAAAAGCATAGTAAACCCAGTTCCTGTTTACGCTAATTTCAACAGAAATTTTGCATCAGAGCCTAAATTCGTGGTGTGGAATTTGAGAAATGTCCACCAGCCAGTTTATACAGGTGTAAATCAAAATAATAAGGGTATTGATCGCCCTATATTTCAAATTAGTATTTTTTGCCAAAATATGAATGATGCTTTTAGTATTGGCAATTCCATAATACAATCTTTGCATGGATATAATGGTCAATTTGGCGGTTCAAGTGGCTTTTATATCTCAAAGGCTGATGTAGTAATGCTTTACAATACATACGATAATACTGTAGGATTGCAACAGATAGTGATGGATTGCACCTTAGACATTCCAACATAAAATAGCATTTATTAATTATTTTCTAAAGGAATTAAAATGGCACTTCCAAATCAAATTCTCCCAGGCTTTTCGGCATCGTTATGGTGTCAAACTGGCGCAACTCCAACAGCTTTAACGCTAACCCAATTATCTACTTGGACAGGTCAAGTAGCATCTATTGTTGGAACATCGGCAAACGGAACTGGATCAGGCGGTCAGCAATTAAATGTTGAAGCTATTCCTGCCTTTGGTCAAGATGACGCATCTGCAAACTTCATGGTTGCTGGTAGTCGTCAAAGTGATGTAATTCCTACTCAAAGTAAGCCAACCTCAATGACCATCGTTGCTCCTTGGAATCCAAGCGATGCTGGTTTATTGTTAATTCGTGCTGATGCTTATAGTGGAATTATTGACCGCACTTTTGTTGTTGCCGCTGTATCGGGATCAAATACTGTTGCTTATGCTTTTAATGGTCGTGTAAGTGAATTTAAAATTGATGCGGCACCCGGCAAAGAAGCAACTTGCACCTTTACAGTTCACCCTCGTGGTAATCAATACGGTTGGTCAAACAATACTTAATATTATGAAAATCAAATTTGCTAATGGTAATACCTATGAAGCGGTTGATGTTGATGAGGCTATCGCCAAATGTCTAGCCGATGGAAATGACCCATTTAATCCTGCGATTTTAACTGAAGAACAAGATAAGATTGAACCAACAGATGAACATAGAGAATAGTTCAGATTTATTAAGTTATTTATTAAGCCAAGCCAATTCAGGAGTTAAGAATTGGTTTGGTTTTGCTCAACAGCGCATTACAGGTATTTATTTGGCACATGAAATGGCTAAATATCATGCCGATAAATTTACCCCTGATGAAATATCTGATTATGTAATTAAATTAAATAATTCCATATATCAAAAATTAATCAAGGGTGATGGAAATGGCTGATTCTGTAACCTTCAAATTTGAGGGTTTTCAAGAATTTACCGCAATGGTAAATGAAATCAGAGAAGATTTTGGCGAAAAAGACGCCAAAAATATTATGAATAAAGCTATGAGATTGGCTATGGAGCCAGTTTTAAGCCTTGCTCGTAATCTTGTGCCAGTAGATTCAGGAGCTTTACAAGATTCCCTTAGGATAGAAGCTAGAAAGCCTACAAGCAAAGATAAACATTCACGATATGTCAATGCCACCGATGTAGTAATTGCAACGGTAACGACGGCTCCTGCAAGTGCTATGAAGAAAAAGGGATTTAACGATTTTAAGCCCGACTTCCGTGCTTTAGCTATGGAATTTGGCACAGCAAAAATACCGGGCGGTAAGCCATTTCTCCGACCAGCTTTAGAAGGTCAAAGTCAAGCGGCAACCAATGTTTTAACCGATTCCCTTAGGACAGTTTTAGAAAGATACAAATCAAAATACAACAAGTGAGGATTTATGAATACATTTGCTAGTGCATTAGGTAAAAAGTTTTTAGAGGACAAAGATGCAGTCCGCACCCGTTCATTTGAGCTAGGTGGACATACTTTTAAAGTCAAAGTGCCACTTACGGCTGAATATGAGGCTATCCTAGCTCGAATCGCCGTTACAGATGAAGCTACCATTGAAAAATACTTTCAAGAGCTTGCAAAGCCCTTTATGGAACGCCGTGAGGAGTTTGAAAAGGAACAGGATATTGAATATACGGAAAACGATATTCTGTTAAAAGGAACATCCATGCGGGAAACCGCCAAAAACAAAGCCATTACAGAAAATCGTATTTTGGAGTTTTTCAAGTTAATTGTCCCCGAGGAAAAGGACTTTGACATGACAACTATTACATACGATATGGTGGAAGAATTATTCCCATTTCCAATTCAGATTCAAATAATGGGTGAAATTGGTAATGTTATTTCTCCTTCTTATAAGGAAATTAAGGGAAAGTAATTCGGTCAGCCCGTAGGCAGGTTAAGGCTTATATAACGGCACATGGAGCTGACCCTGATGCAATCTCGGAGGAAGTATTTAATGATATTTGCGTTTTATATCATGAAGGATTAATTGGTAATCAAGGAATATTAGAAACTCTAGGTAATTTGACCGCAGGTGTTTATAATTACATGCGGAAAGAGGGATCTAAACCTTACTCATTAAAAGATATTATTCCAAAGGCGTATGATTATATTTATCCGCCATTATCGGAAGAAGATAAGAAGGAGCAAGCTAGCCAACAATTATTAGCGTTTGTATTACAAGCACCTAATGTGCCAAAGAGATTAACGGAGAAAAAAGTAGATGAGTAACAATCTAGCTCGACTTGGCGTGGTGATGGGGCTTGACACCACCGAGTTCCAACAAAATCTTGCTTCCGCTAATAAGATGATGGAAAACTTCAAGGATAAACTCCTTGAATTAGGCACTATTGCAGGATTTGGCGAATTAATTAGTAAATCAATGGAGTTTGCCGATTCCATTGTTAAAACCGCAAAAGCTAATGATGTAACCACGGCTTCCGTTTTGGAATTATCCAAAGCATTAGAAGAAAACGGCGGTAGTGCCGAAGAAACTGGAAGAATATACTCAGGTTTTAACCAAAAGGTTGAAACTGCCGCTTTAGGTAGTGCTAAGGCACAAGAATCGTTTGCTCGTTTAGGGATAACGCTTCAAGATATAGCCCATTTATCAGCTCAGGACTTGTTTGAAAAAACCATTACTGGCTTGGCAAAAATTAATGATTCCGTAACTCGTAACGGTATTGCTTTTCAAGTTTTAGGAAAAGGTATTCGTGGAGTTGATATTGTTGGTCTTGCTCAGACATTAGAAGAATCAAGAGGCAAGTTTGACCAATACGCAGAATCCGTTAATAAGGCGCACGAATTGCACCTACGATTGGAAGCTAGTGGTCGAATGGTAACCTTAGCGTTTACGCAAGCCTTTATACCAACCTTAGATGCCCTATCTAAAGCGTTTAACGACACCGCCAAAGAATCAGGCGGATTTGTAGGTTTTATTACCGATGTAATTAATGTTTTAGGCGTATTGTTCCGCTATACGACCACAGTTGTTGTGGCATTGGTAGATACCCTTAAATTGGCAGGAGTGGAGCTTAAAAATGTCCTAACGGGCAATTTTGGAGCTATTGTTGATACCTATAAATCCTACGATGACAAAATCAAGGCGATGGTGGAAGCCGATGCTAAATTTTCGGAAGATTTACTAAATCCAAAAAAAGGAGCAAAAACTTCTGCTGAAAATGATCCTGAAGCGCAAAGAGAAATTATTAATGCTAATGCTAAAAAACTAGGTTTAGCTCAGAATTTAACCGCAGAATACAAAAAACACGCCGATTTGACTCTCCAAGAGGCGTTACAAGCCCGTGACCTCCTTACATTAACTAAGGATCAGCAATCTGTCCAAGTGGCTATAAATAAGGTTATTAATGAAAACCAAAAAGCTATTGATGCCATTGATAAACAAATTGCCGCCGCAAAAGGAACACAAGGCGGTGGAGCATTAATTGCCGAATACGAAAAACAAAAAGCCGCTATTTTAAGTTTGCGTGATACCTATATTCAAGCAACTAAAGAGGAAGTCCAAGCAACCATTGATTTTCAACGCACCTTTGAATTTGGTTGGGAAAAAGCATTTAACCAGTTTAAAGAAGATGCAGGAAATAACGCCAAAATTGCACAGGATATGTTTAGCTCTGTGCTAGGTAGCATGAATAGTGCCATTGACACCTTTGTAACCACAGGAAAACTGAGCTTTTCCGATTTAGCGGCAAGTATTCTGCAAGACCTAGAAAAAATTATCCTAAAAGCCTTATTAATGAAGGCAATTACTGGTATGAGTGGAATGATGGGAACAGGAACATCATCCATATTTAGTATTACTGGTTTTGCATCAGGCGGTGATCCACCCGTAGGAACTCCATCTATCGTAGGCGAAAATGGTCCTGAATTATTTATCCCTAAATCGGCAGGTACAATTATCCCAAATCATCAATTAAGTAGTGTTATGAATAGCTCAAGCGGTGGCGTTACTTACAATGGTCCTTATATTGCTAATATGTCTGCTATTGATACTCAATCGGCTACCCAATTCCTTGCTAGAAACCAAACAGCAGTATGGTCAGCAAACCAAGCGGCACAAAGAGGACTGCCTTCAAGCAGATAATTTATGGCAAATTTAACTACCATCCTATCCATAGCGGAACAAGTAACTATTAATGACCAACGCTTTGTAGGTCAAACAATTAGCCGAAATCAGCGTATTTCCACCAGCGAAATTGTTACAGTTGTGCCTTTTCAATTTGAAATGAAGCCAATGAATTACCTGTTGTATAGCCAAAATAGGGATTTATTAGCAAATCTCCGTTATTTTGACAAATCAATGGAGCAATATCTTAATTTTGGTTCTACTGGTTGGGAAAATTACATCAATTATCGTGGTGATATGACCCCGACACAGGTTGCATCCTGCCAATGGCAAACGGCTTCTGCAAATAAAGTGTTGGTATTAGGGAATTTACCTAGTATTTCCTCTACCGCTTTTATTGTTAAAGCAGGTGATTTTTGTCAATTAGACCGATACAGTTATATTGCAACGCAGGATGTCCTAAGAGGCTCAGGCACGACAGTTAATATTCCAGTTCATAGAACCTGCCTAACCACATTAGTAAGCCCCGAAAATGCAGTAATTGGTCAATATGGCACAACTATTGCTATGGGTGGAAACACCTATACGGGTTGTACCTTTCCAGTAATTTTGCAACAATATCCGACATATACTTTAGTACCTATGACCAATGATTCATTTATATCTTGGACAGGAACATTTAAAGCGTTTGAATCAGTATTATGACAACACCTATAACACCAATACAAAATACAAACAATATTCGATATGCGGACTTTGTTCGTGTAGTAACGCCTACCGCCACCTTTAGATTTTCTACCGCACCAACGCAGATGACTATTCCTGCCGTGGATGCTTTACCTTTTGATGGATTAGGTGTTTTGGTAGGTATTGGTAAAGTCCAGCGAGATATTAAATCCACAGCAAATCAAACCACGATTACTTTAGTAGGTATTGATACGGCTTTACTTGGTGAAGTTTTAGGAAATAACTTTAAAGGCGCACAAATTACCATGTGGAAGGGATTTTTTAATCCCGATGGCACATTAATTACCTCAGGTGGCAGCGGTGGTCTTTACCAATATTTTTATGGTTTTATTAATACTTTCAACATTGGCGAACAATGGATGGAAGAAGTCCGTATGTATGTAGGTACAATTACTGTAAGTGCGGCAAATATTCAGATGATATTACAAAACAGAACGGTTGGAAGGTTTACAAACGATCCTAGCTGGCAATTTTTTTACCCAAATGATACCTCTATGAATCGTGTTGCTACCATTTCAACTGTTTATTATCCTTTTGGTAAAAATGGTTAGATTCGCTAATAAATTTGACTTTCCTGTTATCCATGACCTATTAAGGCATTTTTGCAGGTTACATAAGTTTGCAATCCTAAAAGATGAAGCAACTTGGTCGGAAAGTCATGTAAATAAGCAATTAAGCATGGTTTTGGCTGGTGCTGGATTTATCTTGATAGCGGAAGATGGAAGCGGTTTTTTGGTAGCTTTAAAAGCTCCTTGTTTTTTTATTGAAAATGCTTTTTCTTTGCATGAAATTATTTGGCACGCAACTAACGACAAAACATCATTAAGATTATTTAAAAGGTATATTGAAATTGGCGAGGAAATGAAAAAAACTGGAGAAATAAAAGAAGCTCATTTTTCCTGTTTTTCAGAATCCGATTTCAGTAGATACGGCGCAACTAAGCTACAAAATACTTGGAAGATATAGCATGGGCGGAGGCGGAGGCGTAATTGGTGCAGTAGTCGGAGCAGTTGTAGCCGTAGTAGGCTTTGTAACTGCACAGCCCGAATTAGTAATGATGGGCGTATGTATGATGGCATCGTCTGTCGTATCTGCTCTTACCGCACCTAAATCTCCCGAAAGTAACGGAAGCACCTCATCTCAGTTAAATACTGGCTCAAATATTCAAGTCCAGCCAGCGACCAATAATAAACTTCCTGTGGTTTACGGAACTACCTATATTGGCGGCACTATTGTTGATTTATCTATTTCTTCCGATAATCAGCAACTTTATTATGTTTTAGCATTATGTGAAGTAACTGGAAATAGTGCCGATAATATTACAATCGGTAATATCCTTTACGGCGGTAAACAAGTTACATTAAGCGGTACAGCCGTAACCGCATTAACCGATCCCTCTACTGGATTAGTAGATACATCAATTAATGGTTATTTGAATATTTATTTATATAGCAACGGGTCATATAGCGGTATTAATACTTCCCAATCTGCTATTAGCGTAATGCAAGCCTCAGGTTTGACATACCAATGGGATAACACCAAATTAATGAGCAATACTGTATTTGCCATTGTTCATTTAACCTACAATTCCAATGCAAATGTAACCTCGATTGAACAAACTCAATTTGAAGTCATTAATCCACGGAACAATGCTGGCGATTGTATTTATGATTATTTAACCAGCACTATATACGGCGGTGCTGTTCCAGTAAGTCAAATTGATACGGACAGCCTTAATGCTTTAACAGCTTATTGCAACCAAACTATTACCTTTAATAATTATTTAGGCGTTCCTTCTACTCAACCACGCTTTAAATTTAATGGAGCTATTGATACAACACAAAATGTATTAACTAATCTTCAAGATATGACCAGTTGTTGCGACTGTTTATTAAAATACAACGAAATTTACGGAAAATGGGGCGTTATTGTCCAAACCCCTACATATTCAGTAGCAATGGATATTAATGATTCCAATATCGTATCTGCAATTCAAATTACTTCATTAGATATTTCAAATACCTATAATATTGCCGAATGTCAATATCCTGATTTAACCTTAAATAGCGCATTTAATTCGACAACTATTGATTTATCGGTGGTTGATCCATCGTTATTATATCCAAATGAGCCACAAAATAGCCAAACTATTAAGCTCCCATTAGTTAATAATAATGTTCAAGCTCAGTTATTAGCTACACGTTTCCTTAAAGCGGCTAGAATGGATATACAAGTCCTTTGCACAGTAAATTATATTGGGCTTGAATTGGAAGCTGGTGATGTGGTTACCGTAACCAATGCCAATTACGGATGGGTGGCTAAATTATTCCGTGTTTTACAGGTAAAACAAAATTTTATGCCTGACGGGACTATTTCCATTGATTTAATGTTACAGGTATATGATCCCACGGTTTATAGCGATACCACTATTAACCAATATACTCCACCGCCTAATTCGGGATTATCCGTTCCTAATATTTTTGGAACAATTCCAGCCCCAGTTATTAGTAATTTACAAGTAAGTGCGGCAATTCCATCTTTGCAGGTAAATATTACAACTTCAAGTGCCGGTATTACACAATATGCAGAGGTTTGGTATTCAGCATATCCAACTCCCACATCAAGCCAATTAATATTTGCTGGAACAAGCCAAATCCAGCCTAGTGGAGTGCCTTATGGAAATAATGCGGTAATTCCCTATGTAACTTTATCCACCATTCCAGCAGGAGATTGGTATTTTTTTACTAGAATGGTTAATTCTATAGCCACTTCTCCATATAGTCCTGCCAGCTCCATAGTTCATTGGAGACCTTTAACATTTCAATATGTAAATCGGTATCTTTCCGTTGCTTATGCTGATTCCTTAACAGGATCAGGGTTTTCCCTTAACCCCACAGGAAAATCCTATTTTGGATTGATTAATACCACTTTTGCATCGGTAGATTTTGTTGCATCCGATTACACATGGTATTTAGGAAATCCTACTTTTGGCACAACCAATCATCTTTTATATTCAAATAGAAGCAACAGGAAATTTAGCTTTGCCACGGGCACCGCAAATTATGCGGCTGGATCAGCTTCTTATGTGCCTAGCGATACTTCCACCTATGATCCCTCTATTTGGGCGGCACTTCCTACGGGCACAAACTTAATAGATTTAGACCAAAGGACTGGTCAGCTTATTCAGACTGGAACAACCACAGTAGGTAATGGACAAATCTCCATTAATAATAACGATCAGGGATTGGTTGTAGCCTCCTTAGCGCAATTATTGGATTTTGGCACGGGGGTTTATACCAAAACCGCATCAGCGGCTACTATTACCGTTGATATTTATGGTCGAGTGGTAGGATTTAGTCCCCCCGATGTGTTTGATTATTCTATGACAGCTTATACGGCTTCATCAGGTCAGACTTATTTTGCTGTTACCCGTGGAGCTGGCTATATTGTTGGTCAATGCTTTGTATTCCAAAACGGACTTTTATTGGATACCAGCGAATATACCGATGCTTCGGGATCGGTAACTTTAGTGCATGGAGCAACTTTAGGAGATATTATTACAATTATTTCCGTAAAATCTTCCAATACCTCAACTGGTGTATATGCCTCATTTACTAGAAATGTGGTAAGTTTGTCCAACCAAGCAAATTACACCTGCTCAGGGTTTACCATTACTAGCGGAAATGAGCTTTTATTCCTTAATGGCACAGTTGTAAATGCGCAAGATTACAATATTAGCGGTCAAACAATTTCCTTTGTGTCCTCTGCAACTGGTGATTTAGAGGTAATTCAATGGACTAACAACAATTTAGGAGTTCCAAACGGCACTCCAGTAAATTCGGATATTTATACAGTTATAGGACAAACAGTTTATTTATTTAGTTATGATCCTAATGCATTTAACTTATATAATAATGGAGTGCTACAACTGGAAACAGTAGATTATTCCGTAGGAACTGGGCAATATACTTTATCAACAGCTCCAACAACTACATCGAATATTTTGGTGCAACAAACATTTAGCAGAACGGGTCCCGTATGACGCAAGCTTTTAATTTATCGCAATTAGCTAATCGAGTTGATTCCACAGGGCATTTAGATGCTTCAACTGGTCTTGTCAACGGCGTGCCTTTTGCCAATGGCGGAACTGGTGGAACAAGTCCTTCTACCGCATTAATTTCCTTAGGAGCAATTACTTCATTAACAGGTTCTCAAATTCTTCCTAAAGGTAGTGCGGCTCAGCGTGATGTATCTCCTTTAGCTGGATATATTCGTTTTAATACCGATATACATGAATTTGAAGGATATAATGGCACAACTTGGACTTCTGTTGGCGGTGGTGCAACAGGTGGCGGATCAGATCAGGTGTTTGTTTTAAATGGACAAACTATTACAACTAATTATACAATTCCAACAGGATCAAATGCTTCATCTGCTGGAACAGTAACAATTAATACTGGCATTGTAGTTACAGTATCCACAGGTAGTCGTTGGGTAATCGTTTAAGGATAAATTATGGCTGGCACTCTAGTCGCAAATACAATTAATACAGATACAGGCTTATTTAGCACTAATAATGCTTATAGCGGTATTGCTAAAGCATGGGTAACTTTTACTGGTGGAAATGGAAATACTGCTGGAACAGTATCTGCTTCTTTTAATGTAAGTTCAGTTACAGTAAATGGTTCTGCTGATTACACAGTAAATTTTTCTACTGCTATGCCAAATACAGTTTATTGTGTAATTTGTGGTTGCCAAGAAGATGAAGGAAATTCTACTCTTAATGGCAACAGAATTTTATCTCCAGCAAGAACAACAACAGCATTACAAACCACAAGTGTAAGACTTGTTTCTTCATATACTGCTGGTGGTTCACAAAATAATATCTATTATGGATATGTTGCAATATTCAGCGCATAAAGGATAAATCATGGCAGGAACAATAGTCGCAGATACTCTACAAGATGGTGCTGGTAATAGCACAGCAATGGATAATGCCATTTATGGTAGCGCAAAGGCTTGGGTAAATTTTTCAGCAAATGGCGGAACTGTAAGCATTAAAAAATCTTACAATGTAAGTAGCATAACTGTAACTGTAAGTGGCTCGCAATATACAGTCAATTTTACAAATGCTTTAGCTGATGCTAACTATTCAGTAATAGGCACATCAACTTATGCTTCTTCTACAGGAACATCTGGAAGAACTTTACAGCCTTATAGTGTCGCTACAAATACAGCATCTAGTTGTAATTTAAGACCTTATGCAATCTCCGCAGCTTCCAATGAAGCTGATGGAATGTATGCAGCATTTTACGATTAACAAAGGAATAAAAATGGCTCAAGTAATCATATTTCAAAACCCCAATGGCGGTGTTTCGGTCTGTGTCCCTACAGGCGAATTGCCAATTAACGAAGTCTTAGCAAAAGACTGCCCAGCAGGTGCAATTATTGTTGATGACTCTGTATTGCCTACTGGCTCAGACGCACAATTTTTTGATGCTTGGGAACTTGCAGATGGCAAAGTAACAGTAAATTTTGCTAAGGCACAGGCTATTAAATTGGCACAATACAATTCATCTGCTGTAAATGTTGCGCAAAAGCGTCAATTAAACACATTAGCTGGTATTGAAAACAGCGTATCTGATGCAGACTTTACTGCTGAATTGACTGCTGGTCGCACCGCTATTTCTGCCGCCAAAACAACTGCCGAATTAGTAGCAATCGCTAATCCTGTTTAAGGAAATATTATGTCAGTATCTTTATATGGTAGTGGAAATACAGTAATACAGGTGGTTAGTTCAACTTTAAATACTAACTTTTCTTCTTCAAGCACATCTTATATTACAACAGGTTTAACTGCTTCAATTACTCCACAAAGCACTACAAGTAAAATTTTAATTAATTATACATTTAGTGGTGCGACAACAAATAGTTTTCAAACTCAAATTTATAGAAATGGTTCTATTTTGTCTGGTGCATCTGGAACTGGAACAACTTATCAAGCATCTTCTCTTTTTATTCCACAAAATAGTGGTTCTTCAGGAATGTATACAGTTTCTAGTAATTATTTAGACAGTCCAGCAACCACTTCATCCACTACCTATGCAATTTATATAAAAACAGATGCTGGAACATTTTGGTTTAATACTAGAAGTGGTAGTGATTTTAGTGGAATAGCAACAATTACTCTTTTAGAAATTTCAGGAAGCTAATATGGCAGACTTACATGATGCAATTCGTGCTTTAAATTCTTTTGTAATTACCATTCGTGGCGATATTGCTTATGATAAAGATGAGCAAGTAGTTCAATATGATATGGCTCAAGCACAAGCTAAATTAATAGAACTACAAACCCAAGAAGCACAAGCAGAACAAGCTGCTAAAGACGCAAAGGCTTCTGCATTAGATAAATTGGCAAAATTAGGTCTTACCGATGCGGAAATTAATGCTTTAATTGGATAGTTTGATACAATAAATACATAAAATAAGACATGATTAGCGGCTACTGGGAGTGCCTAGTGCTGAAAACCGAGAATTGGGATAAATCATGGCATTATTTAGCAAAAATACCATTACGCAGGTCAGCGGATTTGACAATCCATGTATTGCTGGCGAATTAGTATATGGTCAAAAAACCTTTTGGAATCTAGTATTTTCCTCCAATGGCGCTCCAGTTGATTTAACGGGAGCTTCCATTGATGCCCAAATTATTCGCAGGAATGTATCTAACCTTCAAGATACTCGCTATGGCTTATCCTTTGATATTGCCGATTATGTGCCCGAACCTGCTCCAGTAAGTTTGACTATTACAAACCGAGATGATGCCAATGGACTATTTACCTTAGTCATTGACGAAACCGCTTGGGATGTCATTTCTACTGATCCTCAACTCAATATTTCAGCCGATAATCCTGTTGCATTTAGTGGTCGCATTAAGGTTGGATTCCCTGCCGTAGGCTCAAATCCAGCTCAAGATTCGATTATTTTCCTTTTGTATCTAGTTAGATCAGATGGAGTGGTAAATTGATATGGCAACTCTATCCATTACCAAAGGAACTGTAAACGATATAGCGGTTTCGGTTAATGCTACCGATGTATCAGTTACTCAACAAAATAATATAAATGTCGAAGTTACTCCAGTCGGTAAGACGGAAGTTACCATTGACAGAGGATTAATAGGACCACAAGGACCAGCAGGACCACAAGGACCAAGTGGCGGAACAGATATTGGTGGTTATCCAGTTGTTATTACTGGAGCGCAAAACTTTGATGCGCTTATGTTTGTTAGTAATGAATGGATAAATGTAAATCAACTTGAAATAGCCGATGGCGGAAACTTTTAGGAGCATTAAATGAGCAATACCATACGAATCAAAAGACGGGCTAATGGCGGTGGTGCTGGTGCTCCTTCTTCATTGGCGAACGCTGAAATGGCGTTTAATGAACAAACTAATATTCTGTATTACGGAACAGGCACAGGTGGCACAGGCGGTTCTGCTACCTCTATTATTCCTATTGCTGGTAATGGCGCATTTGTAGATTTAAACTCTGCTCAAACTATTGGTGGAACAAAAACCTTTAGCTCCACTATTAGCGGTTCTATTACAGGTTTGGCTGGAACGGCTACTGCTTTGGCTACTGGTCGCACCATTTCCATTACAGGAGACCTTGCTTATACATCAGGCTCTTTTGACGGAACATCCAATGTAACTGGAACAGGCACATTATCCAATACAGGCGTTACCGCAGGCACTTATACCAAGATTACAGTAGATGCTAAAGGTCGTGCCACAGTCGGTGCGGTAGCTTCCATTAGCGACCTATCTGCGCCTACTGGTGATGTTTCTTTTGGTAATTACAAAATTACCTCTTTATCTGATCCAATTAATGCTCAAGATGCCGCCACTAAAAATTATGTGGACAGCGTTGCACAAGGTTTGAATGTTAAATCTGCCGTTGTAGCCGCTACAACTAGCTCTATTACATTGGTTGGCGGTCAAACCATTGACGGAGTAACAGTTGTTGCTGGCGACCGAGTATTGGTCAAAAACCAAGCTTCTCCTTCTGCCAACGGTATTTACAATGTTCAAACGACTGTATGGACAAGAACTACCGATGCCAATACATGGACTCAATTGGTTTCCGCATTTGTATTTGTGGAAAAAGGCACAACTCAAGCCGATACTGGTTGGGTATGTACCGTTGATCCGGGAGGCACATTAGGAACAACCCCTGTTACTTGGGCTCAGTTTAGCGGAGCAGGAACTTATACCGCAGGCACAGGCTTATCTTTGTCAGGCGGAGTATTTAGCATTTCCAATACCGCCGTTACCGCTGGTTCTTATGGAAGCGCAAGCCAAACATTAAGCGCAACTGTAAACGCACAAGGTCAGCTTACAGCGTTATCTGCGCAATCAATTAGTATTGCTCCTAGCCAAATTAATGCGACAATTCCTAACAGCGGATTGACCAATTCGACCATTTCGGGTGTTGCTTTAGGAAATAGCCTATTTGCTTTGACAATCGGAACTGGTTTAAGTGGAACAAGCTATAACGGATCAAGCGCAGTTACTGTTGCTTTGGCTAATACGGCAGTTACCTCAGGAACATACGGAACTACCGATGGCACAACTACAATGCAAATTGCAGTTAATGCACAAGGTCAAATTACAAGTGCCGCTCAATATTCAATTAATGTGGATGGTGGAACTTTCTAATTTTTTTAACCCTGCTATATAGCAAATATAGGGATGCCAAATGGCTAATGTAATAAAACCAAAGCGGTCAAATACCGCTAACAATACGCCTACAACTTCCAATCTCACCTCAGGTGAATTGGGAGTTAATATGGCGGATAAAAAAATATTTATTAACAACGGGACTGCTGTTGTTCAAATTGGAGCTGGCAATTTATCCGCATTAGGGGATGTCGCTTTAACTTCTCCAGCCTCGGCTAATTTACTAAGTTACAACGGCACCAATTGGGTAAACCTTGCGCCTAGCTCGGTAACTGGAGTAGGTAGTCTTGCTAATGCTTTAAGTATTGGAACAGGTCTTAGCGGAACTTCCTATAATGGCTCATCAGCTATAACCATAGCCCTTGCAAATACAGCAGTAACCGCAGGAAGTTATACAAACGCTAATATTACAGTAGATGCACAAGGGCGTATTACCTCGGCGGCAAATGGAACATCAAGCGGTGGTGTTACAGCAGTTAATGGAACAACAGGGCAAATTAGCTCTACTGGCGGAACAACTCCTACATTAGCTTTGGTTACAACAGCAGTATCGGCTGGATCATATACAAATACCAATATTACAGTTGATGCTTATGGCAGAATTACCTCGGCTTCCAATGGATCAGCAGGAGGCGTTAGCAGTTTTAATACTAGAACTGGAGCAGTAACCTTATCCTCCAGCGATGTTACAACCGCTTTGGGCTACACTCCGCCAACTCCTACGGGATCAGGAGCAAGTGGAACTTGGTCAATAAATGTGACTGGTTCTGCTGGTTCTGCCACCACAGCAACTACGGCTACAACAGCAAATGCCTTAAATACAAGCAACGCCTATACAGGAGCAGGATTTACCTCTTCTGCTGGATTTACGGCAACCTCTAATAATCCATTTATATATAATGCAACTACTGTATCAGCTAATGTGACAATTCCATCTAACTATAATGCGGTGGCGGCTGGTAAGATTACAATTAATACAGGTATTGTGGTAACTGTTTCAACTGGTAGTCGTTTAGTAATCGTTTAATAAAGGAAAAGACATGATTAAGCTAGATTTAGAAATTGAAGAAGTTAATTTTATTTTAGAGAGTTTGGGAGATTTACCGAGCAAATCGGGAGCCTTTCAGCTTATGGTAAAAATCAAATCTCAGGGTGAGCCACAGGTGCCAAAACCCGAGGAAGTTAAGGAGTAAGCCATGGAATGGCAACCAGTTATTAATTTTATTGGCTCTGCCATTCTTGTTGCTATCGGTTGGTGGTGTAAACAAATTTGGGATTCTGTGGACAAATTAAAAGAATCCGTAAAAAGTATTGAAATTGATTTACCTATGAATTATGTCCGTAAGGTAGATTTAGATGCAAAATTTGACAAATTAGAAACAACTTTACAGCGAATTTTAGATAAATTAGATAAAAAAGCTGATAAATGAAAGAATTTTTCAAACATTTATTAACGGGAAAAGATAATGAAACCTATGACATTGGTCGGGTTACTTGGCTTTTCGGTGTTATTACTATTATTTGTTTGGCAGGTTATCAAGTATTTCATACTGCTGTCAGTCTCCGTGAGCTTGCGGAATCTCTCGGTATAGTATCGGGAGCTGGCGGTGCATCCGTAATGATGAAAAAAGACACGGAGCCACAATAATGTTTCCACTTCCTATTAGCACCTATATTTATGCTGGTTTGATTCTAATTGCCGTTGCTGGCTTTGGCTATGGTAGTTATGAGCATAAAAACTACATTAATTACAAAAATGAAGTTGAAACGCTAGCAAAACAACAGGAAGCTAAAGTAGAATCTGAAAAACAACAGCAAGCTCTTGTAAACAAAGGAATTCAAGATGAATATGATGCGAAATTGGCTTTATTGCGCCAGTATTATGCTAACGGGGTGCGCAAATCCAGTAGCAGTTCCTTGCCCACCATTTCCTCAGCCAAATCCCTCGTTGATGCAACCTCCGCCTACGCAATTCTTGCTGGACAATGCTCAGAAACAACTCTCCAATTAATTGAGCTACAAAAGTGGATTAATGAACAAATAGGCATAAATGTTAAATAATTTTCAAACAAGTTTGGGATTGTTGTTAGGAGAAGAAGCAGGTTTTCAAGATGATCCAAGAGATAGTGGCAATCATTTACCCGATGGAAGGGCTGGTTGCACCAATTTAGGCGTCACTCAAGCCGTTTGGGAGGAATACTTAGGGCATCCTGTCAGCCGTGCCGATATGCAAGCCCTAACGCCCGAAAAGGTATCTCCTTTTTATAAAATTAAATATTGGAATCCTTCCTATTGTGATGTCCTTCCTAGTGGTCTTGATTATTGTTTATTTGATTTTGCCGTAAACCACGGAGCTGGTGGCGCAGTTAAAATTTTGCAACAGGCTATTGGTTGCGTTCCTGATGGAGTTATAGGACCACGCACACTACAAATGATTCAACAGCAAGACCCTGCCGAAGTAATTAAAAAATTTACAATGGCGAAAGAAACTTTTTATGAAGGCTTGAAGGCTTATCCTATATACGGGCATGGCTGGATAGCAAGATCAGAAAAAGTCCGCCAAGACTCCTTAAATATGGTGAAATAATGACTTTAGCCGCCTGTCCCGAAGATGAATTTATTAGGATTTGGCAGGAATTACAATCGCCTACTTTAGTAGCAAAAGCATTAGCCATTGATCCTCGTTCTGTTATGCGCCGTAGGCGGTATATTGAGCATAAAAATGGAATAGTTTTAGAAGCAAAAGGTCATACACAAAAAGCTCCAATAGATTTAAAACAACTTAAACAAAATGTAGAAGCCAAACTCCTTCAAACCCGTCATCATGCAAGACGGGGAACGGAGATGGAAAAAGGCAGGGTTGTTGTATTCTCGGATGCCCATTTTTACCCCGATGAAACCACGACTGCCTATAAAGCCCTATTGGAAACCATTAAAGAGTTTAAGCCTTCCGTAATCGTATGCAACGGCGATGCTTTTGATGGAACTACCGCCAGCAGACATCCGAGGATTTCGTGGGCTTCTGCCCCAACTATTAAAGAGGAACTGGAAGCCTGCCAATACTACCTAGAAGGCATTGAAAAGGCTAATAGAGGCGGTGAATTAATATGGACATTAGGTAACCACGATGCCCGTTTTGAAACCTTCCTATCCAACCAAATTGGACAATATGAAGGAGTGCAAGGTTTTACCCTTAAAGACCATTTTCCTTTGTGGAAACCTTGCTGGTCATATTGGATCAATACCGATACTGTAATAAAACACCGATGGAAAGGTGGCTACACCGCAGGACACAACAATACGGTGCAAGGCGGGGTTAATATTGTTACAGGTCATACCCATGTATTAGCCGTTCAGCCATTTACCGATTATTCGCCAGCTTTTTCTGAAAATGGTGGAACTCGTTATGGTGTTCAAACAGGCACATTAGCCGATCCAAATGGTGACCAATTCCTTGATTACACCGAGGACAACCCTAAAAATTGGCGTTCAGGTTTTGCCCTTTTGACATTTGATCGTGGTAGATTACTTATGCCTGAACTTGTACAAGTCTGCGGACAAGATGAGGTGGAATTTAGAGGAAAAATTCATTCCGTTTAACGCACAAAGGCATGATGGCATGAAATTGACACCCGAAATAGTCCGTAATTTGTATTCAACGCTTTATTGTTGTTATCCATTTTCTAAATGGAAAATGCCGTTGCCTGAGGAAATTGAATTTGAAATTTCTGATGACAAAGATGCGTTAGGCACATATATGCACGATACAGGTGGAGATTATGAGCATACCATTACCATTTCATCGGCTCGTTGCGGACACCTTTATACCGCTTTAACTACCTTAGCCCATGAATGTGTCCACATGAGTTTTTATCGCCTTAAAGGCTACAAATGGGCGCATCATGGTAAAGAATTTAGAAGAAGGTGCAAAATGGTAGCCACCGAGTTAGGATTTGATCCTTTAGAGCTATAAAACTGTATAAAATATTGCACAATTTATACATATAAATGCCAATGTATATAAAAAATATATATCTATTATTAACAAATTTGTTACTTTGTGGATATTAAAAAAGCTCCGTAATTTGCAACGGCATATCCAAAATACATCCAAGCCAAGCCAAAATTACCTTTCCAGCAACTTTCTCCGCATATATATGCGTAAATAAGTCCTGTCAAAATAATTAAATTACTACTCATTAATCAAACTTTCGGTCTGTACCAATAATTCTTCTTCGGTGATTTGATAGGTTTGCTCAAATTGCTTTCTACCCATTCCGTGAATACTGGTATTTGATCCTCTATGGTGGTATGGACAAAGGGGGATAACAGGGGCATTACTTCGTTTACCAGCTCGTCTAATGTGATGCAATTCTGCTGGCGTTCCCTCATTGCCTTGATGCCTACATAATGCGCATCCCAATTCAGCAACTTTTCTGTAATGTTCTTTTTCAAGTTTAGTAGCCATAAGGATTATTTACAAAATTTTGTGTAACGGCTTCCACTTCTTCTGCGGTGTCCTTAATTACACAAGAAACTTCAAAGGCTTTTTGAAATTCTTTTTTAGTCATTAATTGATGATATGTTTTTATTAAAGCGTTCAAACGCAGGAGTGGTCCTGCATAATCGTAATCAATTTCTGCCATCATTCTGTCTTCCGTTGTAAAAGTGGTCATATCATCATCTCCCGTAATAATTAACCAGCCAAAAAAAGGTATAGGTATTCTCATCGTGGATGCTCCATTAGGTTAATTACACCATGTTCAGATGCAAAAGCCATGACCTGTTCAATATAATCTGAAAATTCTTTTTTTGACAAATCTGTGGTGGTGCGTTCCACTTCTTTCAGTTTACCATTAGGTAATTCCATCATTTTTGGCACAAGGTATCTTGCTTTGAAATATTCGTGCCATATTTCTGCTCTATATCTCCTGCCCTCGTTTACCAGTTGCATTTCTATTGCACTCAGTAACTCCCAATAGAACCTGTTTTGAGATTTAGTCCTATTTGATTCCCGTATTTCCAAAATTGAGCCGTCAGGTGCGTTGTTAATCGCATCTATAGCCATTTTCCTAGTATCGGGTAAAAGACAAATGTTCATTTTTCTTGTGCCTTTTTTAGTATTGCTTTAGCAAAAATAATGTTTTGTTCGCCTGTGTCAGTTTCCATGCCACTCCAAATTTCAATTATTTCCTCATCTGTTAGTGTCTTTGCTGGATGGGTGTAGA